CGACCTTCGATGAGGCTATCGAGCATTTCAGGAGCGCAGAGCAATTGGCTGTACTTGTAACGGCCTTGTCCAACTGCAGTCTTGACTTGCGAGAGAGCTTGCTGGATGAAGGTTACGTCGATTGGAGCTCCGCCGCAGTCTTTGACTGTCGAGCCAGTAACACCGCTCATGCTGATTCCGTGTACTTGACGGCCGTCGTTTGCAACGAGAGCGCCGAGACCAGCGATGATTTCGGTAGCTGTTCCGTAGTCACCAGCGAATGCACCGCTCAGGTCAACACGGCTGTGCGAAGCAACGGTGGTTCCGCGATACAGAAGGTCGCCTTCAGTGATGAGCGAAGCAGCAGTGTTAGCCAGGGCGACAGGGTTTCCGCTTGCGTCGATAGCCTGGAGAACAAGCTTGTTGTTTTCGCGGTCGATGCTTACAACTTTCCATGCGAGCAAGCTGTGTGTGTTCACGTCTGGTCCAGGCATTTCTGTGCTTGGCTGAATAGAGCCAGCAGGAGAAGCCTTGACGAGGAGGTCGTCGTACTCGAACCAACCGATGTGGCCGCGAAGAGCAACTTCCGAGATAGTCACACCGACTTTACCTTGAGCAACACCTTCGTCGCTGAGGGCAGTAGCCGAGACAGTTCCGAGAACACCGAGACCGTCGTTGTAAAGGTCAGCAGCGACACGGCGCTTCAGATACACGAGTTTGTCTTCGAGTTCCATAGCCAGGTTGTCAGCGTACTTAGCAGGAGCCATCTTGAGACGCTCGAACAACATGTAGTCGATTTCGATTGTAGCGTTGAGCTCTTTGAAGATAGCAGTCTTTTCTTCGACTGCAGAACGCTGAGCAGCAGGGAATGCACCAGCAGCGCCGATTGCAGCGTACTGAATTGCAGCAGGTCCGCCACCGACTTGGAACATGAAGCGATGCTCACGTCCGCCGGGCATACCGACTGTCATTTGCTTTACAGATTCCCAGTCTCGGTGGTCACGAACCAACTGGCGTCGGAACCCTTTCGAGAAAGTAATCTGCAATAGTTTCCCAAGCAGAAGCGAGTCTACGTTATTGATAGCCATGAAACAAAACCTCCAAAATTAGGACCGAAAATTACTGGCCCCTTAGTAAGAGCCGGGTTAAACCTCTTATATCTCCGGCATCGACTTTTGAGTTAACACTTTCCTGCATCTGCTGTCTACTAGGACTTGCAACGGAAGTGGCCTTAGCTGCTACCTTTTGTTGGGCCTCGGTCTTCTGACTGTTGACGGCCTTCTTGGTAGCCTCTTTCTGGGTAGCTTGGAATTTGTTTCGCACTTTACTAGCGACATCATTCATAATTTGTTTGATTGCAGCATCCGGCAGATTCGGATTCTTTGCCTCGATTTCGGCCAGCTGGTCCAGGGATTCACGCCAGATTGCTCGGTTAACAAAATCTTCTAACTCAGAATCACCAAGCAGATTGTCGACACGGACCTGGTTGAACTGGCGCTCAAGGCGGGAATACAGCGCGTCTTCTGCAGCCTTGGACTTCTGGGCTTCAATGGCTTGCTTCTCTGTCTCTAGCTTCTTGCGCTCGACAGCGGTGAGCCTTGCAGCACGACGATTTTCGTCTTCCCGGTCCATCGCGGCGAGCTCGGCCTCGGAAGCGTACTTGCGTAGCTCTCGTTTTTCAATTTCTTTATCAATGATTTCCTGGAATTGGCCAGGCTTACCGTAGAGAAGGTCAATGACAGCGTCAATACCGTTTTCGACAGCCGCCTCAATCTGAGTGAATGCGTCCTTCATGTCGTCATAGTCGGGCTTGATTGCTGTGTATTCTTGCTCGAGTTGCTGAGCTCTACGGGCGGTGGAGTATTGCTCTGCGATGAAGTTCTTGACTGCTTCTTTATCGGAGAAGTCAATCTTCAGCTTAGCAGTACGGCCGTCGTCGAGAGTGACTTTGACGATGTCAACCAGAGGATTATCAGTGGTTGTTGGTGCAGCAGTTTCTGCAGTCGCTGTATTCTCGGCAGGCTCGGTAAGTTCGGTTGTACCGGCGAGCTCTTTCTCGATGTCTGCATCGGACATGGGCTCGTCGAGATACTCCGGCTCCATCTGGGCGAGACTGTCGGCGTTGCTCTCAATTTCCTGCATAGATTCTAAAACAATATCAGTCATGTTTGCTGACGGTGTACTACTCATAGGTGTTACCTCCTGAGAGCACCGTAGCAAAATCTAGATGAGTGTCAACCCTGGGGAGGCTGACCGCCACCCATGAGTGCAGCGAGAGGATTGGCCGGGGCTCCGCCTGCTTCGGCCGGAGGTGCACCCTCGGCTTGTGCGCCGGATTGTGCAGCCATTGCCTCTCGTTCCTTGATATGGCGCTCGATGAGTGCTTTGTCTTCTTCGGGCAGGCCGTCGAATTCGGCAGACATGACATAGGTGTAAGCTTCCTCGAGCATTGCTCTGTGCTCTTGCAATTCTCTTGGCTCGATGTAGATTTTGTTTGCCAACATTCTCTCGAAGACTTCACGCTGACGGGAGGCTGCAAGTTGTGTTCTGTCCACCAGTGCGTCCAGCTCGTTGAGTCTGAGCATTCCAAGGATAGCACGGGAAGTCATCCCAGCTTCCTTGAGAAGCGGCGTGAGCTGCAGGATTTCCTGACGACGTGCCATTGGGTCAAGGGAGAAGCTTGTGCCGTACTCGACGACCAAGTCGAATCCACCCTGAATGTCTGCACCCTGCAGGTCGACAGTCTCGAATGCACGCTCCTTGCCGAGTACCTTAATGGTGCGTGGGGTTGACCAGTTCTCCTTGATGATACCGAGGTATGTCTTGTAGACGTTCTCCACGAAGGCAACGTACTTGTTGAACAGTCTGCGGCGAATCATGTTCGACTGCTCGACTGCGTACTGCATAGAGAAGCCGGATGTCTCTCTGGATTGCTGGCCCATGAGTGCCTCTGTGATACCCATGATATCGTCGAGGTTCTGCTTCATCCTGTCGCGGATGTTTGGCAGGGCTGCTGGCATCGGTAGAGGTTCCATGAAGTTTGGCGGAATGGCTCCTGTATACTTCACGATGTCCCATGGTGAGTTAGTTATAGAGCCTTTTGCAATTTCTGCTGACTCAGGAATGAGGAGTCTGGCTACCCCATGGGCTGCCAGGATGTCGAGCATCACGTTGTCGAGTCGGTTGAGGATGTCCTGCAGAGCGGCGGCGTAGGCCACGACAGAACGGCCCCAGTAGGTGCCAGGCACGTCGATATCTGTCAGGAGGTGGTAGGGTAGCTTAGCGAAGGGAGCGCCCTGAGAGCCGTCCTTTGCTACCGTATGGAAGCGGTGTGGAGAGACAGACAGCTCGGTCAGTTGTGTTCCATCTTCAAGGCACCAGCAGTAGCGTCCTTGCATGCCGTTCTCGGGTGTGCCGGTTTCCCAGTATTGGTAAACACGGACTACATCGTAGTAGCTGCGTTGAGAAATGACGGACTTGGAGTAAGCTGTGTTGGCTGACTCATCCTGGCTCTTCAGTCTGTACTTCTGGAGCAGTTCTTTCTTTTCCGGAAAGAGACGGCAGGCAGTTTCGTAACGAAGTGGAATCTCTTCGAACATGAAACGCACATCTTCCCAGGTGGTTGCATCCGGGTCTGGGTAGAGAAACCAGGGAGAGGGGACAGTGTAGGAGAAGTCTCCGTCTGTCTGCACTTCGTTTGTCTCTTCGTTGTAGGCAATGATTTCACCAAGGTCTGGGTCGAAGACAGTCTTTGCAAAGCCGTTACCGTAGATGAGCGTATTGAGGTTGACCTGGTCTTGGCGTTCCTGCATCTTGTATTGTCTGAGGCCGTAGCGGACACAGCGGTCGGCTGCGTCGGCCCTGCGTCGGTCTTCTCTGTCGGATGTCAGAGGTTTAGGACTGACCGTCGGCGGGTTCGACGACATCTGTGCGTGGAAGAAACGGATGTTCTTCATGATGTAGTTAGTAGCGATGTTGTTGGCAGAGCTATCGACAGGGGCTAGACCAAGTTCGGAGACAGACTCGTAGGACATGTTGACGTCACCGCCGGAGAAGAACTCCTCGAAGCGTGTCGCGAAGGCTGCACGTTCGTTTTCTTCCCATTGATTTTCGTAGACTTTCCTGGCCTGCTTAGCAAAGGAGAGTCTTTTCTCGAGTTCGAGTTTTGCTTTCTCTTCCGAGTCCCAGAGGTCTAGCATGTACTTTGGCATCTGGTTTAATCCTTCTTAGTTTGCTTCTTCTGCTTTTTCTTCATAGCAGGAAAACGAATGAGAAGCAATTTAATCAGACTGCCCTTTCCTTTTCCTTCGTGTGAAGTATTCTTCTTGGATGTACCGTACTCGCTCTCTGGTGAGTTTTGTCCAGTCGCCTTCTTGGTTCGAGAGCTTGCCTTGCGGCAGGCCGGGCAATCGCATGAACCCTCTCCGTGCATAGATGGCACCTCCTCTAGCTAGTAAGATGTTGCGTTTCAATTGAGCGACCTGCTCTCTCTCCTCGGCTATCAGCCTGCGTTTCTTAGCGAGCTGCATGCCAAGGGAGGCGGCCACTATCAGTTGCACGAAAAAGAGTAGCACAGAGATTACCAGCGAGTCCATGGCCTACCCCATGCTGTTCTACGAATTTTTGGAGCCTTTTCCTGGTTTTGGTATTTCTGTCTGTTGTACTCTCTGATTTGCTGGTCCCAGGTTTTGGCGCTGTCGACCTGGCCTGGCTCGAACTTTGGCTTGCCGTCAACGAAGTAGTTGAGTGCGTCAGTCAAGTGGTAGTCATGGGCATGGGAGATTTTTGTTGGATTGGTCTCAGACCATTGAGCAGCCTGGAGTTCGTCGGCAAGGTCTTTGCACCAGGAGGCTACAAACAGCTTTGTTCCCAGTATCTGGTTAGTTGCGGATATCATGTCAAGTTTACGGTCGGCTTTCTTGTAGACGCCGGTGTAGGTAATGCCCTGGGCTGCAGCGAGCTGGGTATACCAGGTAGCTGAGGTGTCGTAGATACGCCGGACGATATTGAGTCCTGCGGTCCTGCGCTGGACTTCGTAAATGGTTTCGAGAGGATTCTTGGTTTTGATGTAGTCTGCACGGATGACGTACCAGTGACCTGTGACTGGGTCTTCGGCTGCCACGACCAGGCCGTGCTCGGATGCGGCTGCCGGGTCGGAAGATTCTACATGGCGCCAGGCTGGACTGTAGTGGGATGGCGGGTCCTGCACGACGTTGTTGTTGAAGTTGTAGACACCACGCTCGCCGACAAGCCAGTCACCTTCGAGGATTGTCCGCATCATGGCATCGCCCATGACTTTGGCTGTGTCAAGCTGGATTTGTTTTTCCTCGTCGTCGATGGCCGGATTCTCAAGCATGGAGAGACGTACGGTTAAAGCAAGATGTGGCGGTAATGCGTCGAGAAACTGTTTGACTGCAGGGTTAGGCACTTTCGGTGTGAAAGTCAGGAGGGTTGTTCCTCCGTTAATCATGACACGCTTGGAAAGTTCTTCGATGATTCGCTCACTTGAGGGGAGCTCGTCGCACCAGGCTCCGTGTCCTGTAAAGGACTGCACGGCCTGCTGGGCTTGGTTTGTATTGTGGTGTGAGAAGTAGAGGATAGTATTCCCGTTGTACTTGTTGATGACCTTCTGGAGTGCTCCCCCTTGCCGGACTTCCCTGATGGCGTCAGGCTCGAAGATGTGGCCAATGATTCTGCGGTGAAGGGATTCTTCGACTTGCTTGGAAGTACGACCTAGCACATAGAACTGCAGAGTGTCGGTCCACTCTGGTGGACGCTGCCAAGTTACACCGTCTTCGCGGAACATGGTCGCGAAGGCTTTGGCGCCTGTGGAGGATTTTCCTGATTGGTTACCAGCTCTTACAGTTACATAGCGTGCCTTACGCTGGAGGACGGCGTCGATGATTTCTTGCTGCGCCTCGGTCGGCTTTGAGCCTGGACGTGTCGGGTCGAACGCCTCAAGCATTTCACGGGT